CGAGCGCACAATCCGCAACCTGCACATCCCCACCCTGAGGGTTCTCAATCGACCCGGTGCCGGCTGTTGTCGTTTGCGCGACGTATATTTTGCCGGGGGTGGTGGGTTTTTCTGATTCTGGTGACAGTTCGACGTGTATGTCTTGTGCCGCCAGAAATTCTACTGTTTTGCGCCCGTAGTATGGTTTGGTGGGCGCGGGGAGTAGTGTACCTCCCCATTCTGGGTTATCTTTTCTGGTTGAGTTGCATGAGCGGCATGCAACTATTACGTCTTGGGGGGTTTCGGCGCCTATGCCTGGGCGGAGGTGGTCATATGTTCCTCCGCGTGCTGATTTTTGGTCTCCCCAGTATACGACTCTGCCGCACCATCGGCAGGCGTCTCCGTCGCGGGCGCGAACAGGGGCGGTGATGGCTGCGTTGCGGGCATCGTTCCGCCGCCTGTTCTCCCATTCGATTTCTTCTTTTGAGCGCATGTGGAAGAAGTTTTCTTCGTCTTCTACGAGCTTGTAGGCTATGCGCCCGTCTTCTAGTTGGGTTTCGGTCATGTATCCGCATACGATGGCGTCTTTTATGAATTGTTCTGTTTTTTCTAGCCCTACTTTCGCCGCGATTGCGTTTCGCTCGATGATGTAGTTTGTTTTCATGGCGGCTGCTTCTACCGCGCAGGCTAGGATGACGCCGAAGAGGGTGTATACGTATTCTTGTGTGCAGTGTGGCAGGTCTAGTGCCCTTCTGACGATGGGGTTTTGGGTTGCCGTGTCTGAGACTTTGAGCCATGCCATGCTGCGTTTTTCCTTTGCTTTTACATTTTGCCCCCCCTTGTTGGGGTTTTCTTTCTGCCGGTTTAGGCTGCCTGTTGCAGGTCGATTGGGTCTGTGCCTTCAATCATTTCTGCTGTGATGCCTATTGCGGCGGCGGCGTTTTGGATTGCCTGGTGCTGTTTTTTGGGCGGGTTTTCTTGCGCCCATTTCGCTCCTAGTATTGCCACCATCCGTTCTCCTAGCAGGATGATTGCCGCGCTGCTGATTGTTGTCATTGCGCTGACGCCGTATGTTTTGGTGGCGGCTTGCAGCTTTGCCCATGCGGTGGGGCTGATGTATCCCTCAATGGGCTGCTGCGTTGCGAGCGGGTTGTGGCTGATGCTTTTCAGGGTTTCCCGCCAGGGCAGGTCTTCCCATTTCGCGCCGGCGAAGGACAGCGATGATGGGGATTGGTCTATTTCCCCTTCTGTCATGGTGATAACCTGCTCTACGCCCCTGAGGGGAACTTTATTGCGCTCCACTTCAACTACCACAGGTTTGTTGGCTTCCTCGTCCGGTTTGAAGATAGCCGTGATTTGCTTCAGCTTCTCCCTGCCTATCGCAAATTCCGCCAGCTCCCCGTCAAAATCTACTAGCGGCACGGTCACGGCGGCCACCAGCTTATGCGTGAGGTCTGCTGTCGCCATCAGCAGCTCACCGCTAGTTGTTGTGCGGCAGTACACCATCTCGCACACGCCCGCTGTCTCTGGCTCTCCCTTGACTACACCCCTAGTAATTGGGGATAGGGCCTTCAGGGCCAGGTTCAGCTCTGCCGCGTCTATCAAGAAGCTAGTCATTGTCTTTTCCTTTCCCTATATGGAATTCCCTCAGGTGCTCAAGGGCCATGCCCTGCATCCCTTGGATTGTCTGCTCTAGTGTTTTGTCGCCGGCTCCGTACTGGTTAGGGCCGTATGAGAACCGCATGTTTGGGGTGCATTTGTCGCATTTTAGGATGATGCTGTATCCGTAGCTCCATATGCTCGAATTCTCTTCAAATCGCACTTCCAGCCCCAGGTCAGCTATCATCTTTTCTTCCAGATCGCAGGGCTTGTGCTCGTGCTTTAGATAATGCTGGTAGGCGTCAGTCATGATTTCTTTATGGCTTGAGAGCCATCCCTCATGCCATCCGCAGAACTTGCATTCAGCCCACCATTCCAGCACGTACCCGTAATCCGCGCGCCATCTCTCTTGCGCTTCAGGGTCATGCGGGAATATAGGCTCACATATCACTTTCACGCGGTGCGGGTTACGGCTAGGCAATGTTCACCATGTTCTTCCTCGCATGCTCCGATGCCAGCGCATACGCATCTTCTTGCGTGTCCAGCCTTACCTCTTCGGTTCTGCAACTGCGGCATTCCCAGGCCCATTTCGCGCTGCTACCCGTGTAGTTTTGCTTGTACACGCGCACCCGGTGGTACATCCACCCCTCAGTACTCACGAAACGCCATACCGGGATGTCATCATAGAAAAGTTTCACAGACCCTAGCATGTCCACCCAATCGAGCATTAGCTCTTTCTCCTGAGCCGGCAGCTTCCGCGCCTTCTGCGACCGCTCACGAAGGGCCGGCACAGTAATGCAGTTCAGTGTTAGCTGCCGCTCACCTTCCCGCCGGTCATCCTTACTAATGCGGATTTTCCGCCGGTGCTCTTTAGGTACTCCGCTAATCGTGTGCCCGTGGCCGGCACGGCCAAGCGCTGCATCCACATCAGAAGCAGCAACCCATAGCGTCCCATCAATGTAAGCCAGGCGCACTGCCTTTACCATCCCGCCCCGCGACCAGGCAGGCACCCATAAAACTTTTTCTGCTTTTGGCTCCGTCATTTTCCTTCTCCTTTATCCTTGAATTTCTATTTCCTGCTCATTGAATGATTTATAAACTGGCAAATGCAGCTTCGACACAGCAACCATTTTTTCTTTAACGGCTGTAAACATTTCTTCTCCGCTATAGATGCTGAAGTTTGGAATTTGCATATGATGCACCCTAGGGAATCCGCTTATTTTTATTATGAAAACTTCAACATCTTTTGCTGTGTGGCTAAATTTTCCGTCCTTGTGCAATGAATACTGTATGATGCACACGGGCCTATATTCACCACTTTCAAGAAGCCCTGATAGTGTTGCGACGATTTTCATTCCTGACTTATCTTCACTGTCAATATCAGATTGTTCTTCTTCAAAGCTCAGCTTGTACCTCGGGTCGATACCTTTTTGAGTCATTATTTTCCTTTCTTATTTATTTCCTTCACCCATTCCTGGTAATGCTCCCAGCAAAGCCCACACACTTCGGAAGACTTTCCACACCTTGCGCAAAAATCCAGTCCCAGCTTCTCCCTGCGCTGCTCTTCCCACGGCAAGAAGCCATTCATTCTTCCTCCTGAGAATGCTTACGCTTATGATGCTCCGCCGCGCGCTCTTCCACCTCTTCTTGAATATCCCAAATCGCTAAAGGATTTTCGCCTTTCACTGAGGCTATTTGCTTCGCACCGCACATAGGGCAGTCATATACGACCCTTGTTAGTTTCCCCAGCTCTCGGTTCTCGCTGTGCTCTGTACGCATATTTTTAAGAATCTCGATTTTTTCCATTACGCTGCCGCCCGTGCCTTCTCTTCACTCTCCAAGGCGAATATTGCGTAAAGACGTTTCAGATCACGGCCAGCAATAACCTTGCCTTCGTCAGGGACAATCTCTAGGTACACCTTGGGGCTGTCCAGCAGCTCCACAATCACTGACGCCAGCGCATCGCGCTTCTGCGCGGTGTTCCCTGGCTCGTACTCGATGACCCCTGTACGAGCTTCCTCTAAGCACTTGCCCGTCTCGGTGTTGTACAGCCATACGCTGACGCGCTCCTGGATTTTCTTCTTCATTTTTCCTTCTCCTAATAGTGCTCTGCCAGCTTTTTCTTCAGGTCTTTCTGGCTGGCTAATTCTGGCTTACCTGACTGCTGCTCAATTGAGTCCAGGAAATCCTGTAAATGTGATTCTGAGAATCTTATCTTCTGCCGGGTTTTCCCATTGACCCCTCCCAGGTGGGCTATTTCACCGCGAGATGCCATATTCTTCAGCGTCGATGCGGCATACATCCCACCCAGGGCTTCTGACGCTTCCTCAGGCGTATAGATTCGCTCTCCCAGCTTCATCTTTAGCCTTCTTCCGTATTATGAAGGCCGCATTCTTTGCAGCATGTTTCTATTTCTGCTTCGTGCACGGTGAACCCGGCTTTTAAGTCCAGCTCTTTATTAACCTCATAATCTTCCTGATTTTTTAGGACAGGGTATATTTCCTCAATTTCCCCAGTCTCTTTACTACGCAGCACTGAGATGCTTACGTAAATGTTTTCCTCTTCTGCGTGGAGCGCTATCTTCTCCAAAGTTTGCCCGTTTTTATCCGCCGTGTACTTATCTCGTATTTTCCTCATCAGCGCATAGGCTTTACCTTCGCCGCCCTCTTCAAGCTCTTGTATTCCTTTTAGGACATTCCCCCAGAATTCACTAAGTGCATTGCAAAGGTTTTCAACCAGCGTTTCCCACTCTGTTTTTTCTTCCATCTTTTGCCTTCCTTACACAAACGATGGGGTGGCGCGGCGGCCACGGTCACTGACCCAATCAGCGCGGGCGCGAGCTACATTCTTTTTTTTCTGCTCAAGGAACTCATTCACATTCGTGAGCGTGAAATAAACCATGTTCCAGCCGTCGCCCTCCGCATACGCATCCGGCTTGAGTGATGGCCCGGCAATTACGTTCATATATTTCCCCGTCACATGGGTTACTTTTACGCCGGCACGGGCTGCAACTTCTTCAGGCGTCAGCAGGTATTCCTCCACCGCCTCAGGTGCAGGTAGCTCACCATACAGCGCTTTCCAGCGGCGTTTGAAACTCAATTTCTGCATTTCTTTTATTCTTCGCTTTCCTTCTCTAGGCCCCACATATCAGCTGTAGCGCCATACTTTTTCTCTTCAGCTTTCATCCATTCACGGATAGTCATTGCGACACAGACGGCGATTCCCAGAGTCGCCCCATTTGCTGCGTAAACTCCATGCGCTACAGCCGCATATATTGCCCCACCGGCGAATACCAGAGATGCTAAGCCCCAGAGCAGAGCCGCATACAATTCTTTGATGCTCATTTCTTATTACCTGCCCTACGGTAAGCATTTACGCCATTCACATATTCTTCTAGTGCAGTCTTCTTAGGTGGTTCTTTTGGAGGCCAATCTTCTTCTGCATCCATCTCACAGAACAAGAAGCTTGCCCCTTCCAGCTGCCCTTTGACGTGCTCCTGGATTTTTATACTTATTGGCTCGGTACCGGCATGCATATACTGGACTCCTACCAAGGACTGCTTGTTTACCAAAACGACTAACCCTAATGCGGTTACTGCCATGATTAGCAGCAGAATCAGCGCTGATTGAATCATGTCAATTTCACCCATTTTTCTTCTCCTATTCCTCTTCCAAATTCTTGTGAATTTCTTCCAGTGCTTTCATTAAATCCGCTGATTTTTTGATAATTTCCTGCTCAACAGCCTCTTGTGTTGAAAGACCTGCGTTCACAGTTAGCGCCGCTGCCAGGTATTGAATTTCCTGGTTTGCGTTCGCAACCTTCTTCACAATTTCTTTTACCTCTACAGGCGAATCTCCCATGATGAGGATTTGCATCAGCGGCTCGTGCTTCATATCCATTTCCTTTTCCTTCTTTTTTCCGTTTATTACTTTTGTAATATCACTGGCCGTTTTTAACCATCACCAGGTCGAACCCCTGGTAAAGCTCATCCACCGTAACCCCAAACCACTCTGCGAGCTTAAATAGGTGGTCAACCTTCATATCCGTCTTACCATGACAGATTCGATGCGCTGTCACATGCGTGCACCCTAGCAGATTTGACATCTCTACCTGATTCTTGCCCTGCTCGCGCATTAGTGCTCGGATAGACTTTCCAAGTCTCTTGCGTGTTTCCACTGCTCCTCCTTCGCCTTCCCCTACATCATATTACAACGAGAATAACCGGCGCAACTCTTGCGGCAAATTATTTTATGTGTAATAGTACACATATGGTCAAAATGCAGTCAGCACCAGCGAGCCGCTACAGCGAGCTGGTCAACGAAGAAGTCAAAGCACTCATGGCACGGCGCGGGTTTACGCAGGTAAAACTTGCCGAAGCGGTGGGCATCAGCCAGCCGCGCGTATCCAGGATGATTTTCAAGAATGAATTCTCCATGCCTATCTCCATTCTGGAACGCATCGCGGCAGCACTCAGCGACTCACCGGCTGAAATTCTCCGCCGGGCCAGCCAGGCACTAGAGAAAGAACAGGCAGAGGCCATAGCCTCCAAGGCGGCAGAGATGCGCCGTAATGGCTATGCCTTAGCAGCTAAGGAAGGAACTCTTGCCGATGCACGGGAGACAGACTGTGACTAGCAGCCACTACGACCCGTGGGCACATGCCAGGGAGTTAGGATTACGTGTCCTATGGGGCGACCCCGGCGAAGGGTTACTTGGGCTTTACGACCACGACACGCGCATTATTGTGCTGCGTGAGGGGATGAGTCAGATGCAAAGTCGATGCGTCCTAGCACACGAAATAGTCCACGCAGAGCACGGAGACATGCCGCTGAAGGACGCTGACCCTATATGGTGCGCGCAGCGAGAGCAGCGCTGTGATGAAGTTGCAGCCGGGCGGCTTATTGATGCAGCCGCTTATGTGCGGGCTGCGAAGGTATTCCCCCACTGCCTCCATTCCCTAGCTCGTGCACTCCATGTAACGCCAGACATAGCTACCGCATTCGCCGCCCAGCGGCGAAGATGCAGCTTATAGCCGATATATATAATCCCGTTATACAACCAACCACAAAATAACGCCCCGCCAGCAATATTGCTGGCGGGGCGTTCACCTACAGAAAGTTTCCCGATGCTCCACCTAGTGTACATGACCAAAAGGAAGCCCCCAGGTCATGGGTGAGAACCTGGGGGTAAGAAGGAAAACTTCAGAAGAAGCCCCCCCAGTGTACACGATTTCCCGCACCGCGCAAACCGTTCCCGCAGGTCAGGGGAATAACCATTGCTCCATCAGAGTAAATTGGAGTACGCTTGAATACGAAGGAATACTAGTGCCTTCCTGCTGTTGACACTATCAACAGTGCCGGTGTTTACACATGCGAGTAAATGCGTATACAGTGGCGCACAGATGGGTAAAAATGGGTGAATATGGGCTACAAGAGTTTTCGAGTCCCCTTATCTCCACAAATTTTCCTTGAAATTCCAAGGATTCCAGCCCTTCCTGTTGATATGGCGTTGATACGGGAGGGGTTTTCTATGGAGAAGGCATGGCATCACTGCAAATCCGCACGCAAAAAGACGGGCGCAAGCGATTCTGTGTGAAGTGGCGCGACCCCAAAACAAGGCGTCAAACATCACACACTGTTGACACAGAAGAAGGTGCTCGCGCGCTCATGGCTGACTTAGAGAGGCTGGGGCATGATCTGGCGGCGGTCATCGCTGAGCGTGAGGCTGGTATCAAAGGTGGTATTTCCATCGCTGAAGTAGTCGAGATGCACCTGTCTCAGCTGAGCGGCGTAGAGGCCACCACAATAGCTAAAAACCGGTCGATGGCCGCGCGGCATATCCTTCCCGCTTTCGGCGACACGCCGGCAGCCGAACTAACTCGTGGAATGGTAGTCACCTGGATAACCAATCTCCCTGTCGCACCCAAGACCGCCAAGAATATTCACTCAGTACTCTCTGCTTCACTCGCTACAGCCGTCAGAGAGGGAATTATCCTCCGAAACGTCGCCTACGGCGTGGCGCCCCCTAAGCCGCGTGACGGGAACGACGGCATAGAGCCGGTCTTTATGCCGCGTGTAGAAATAGACAGGCTCATAGCCAGCACACCTGAACAGCTTCGCGGCCTCATGCGCGTCCTAGCCTACGGTGGTCTGCGATTTAGCGAAGCAACCGCCCTGCGCTTTAGCGACCTCAGCATAGATAATGACGGGCGCATCCAGCTCCATATTCGGCGGGCATGGAAGAACACAGGCAAGAAGGAATCTATGTACCTCGGAGTGCCTAAAACTAAGCAATCGCGGCGCATCGTCACACTTTCTCTCAAGCAGTCCACGCTCCTACGCGGGGAGCTGCGCCCAGGCAAGCCTCAAGACTGGCTATTTACCCTCCCAGACGGCGGGCCGGTCACTCACTGGATTTTCCGCGACCAATTCTGGACGCGAGCGCTGAAGGTGGCTGGTGTTGTGCGGTTGCCGCGTATTCATGATTTGCGGCATTCTCATGCGTCTTTGTTGCTGGGGGCTGGGGTGCCTATGCATGTGGTTTCGCGGCGGTTGGGGCATTCGAGTATTAAGACTACGGTTGATTTGTATGGGCATGTGCAGGGTGAGGATGATGCGAGCGCGGCGGAGGCTGCCGGCTAGGTTTTTGTGGTGTGGTTTATTTCACGGTTTTCCAGCTTGTAATCAAGTATAGGAATATCTTAGACTTGATTATGTCAGGGCGACAAAGCCCGGCAGGGAAGATAGGAAAATGAAATGAAGAAGACTTACACCCAAGCCGTTACCCTCAATTTTGGCTACGGTAAGCCTAAATCAATCTTGGAGACTGCTGAAGTCCATGAGGGGTATGAATACCTGCAAGGCATCCTAGATACGATGCTGAAGCGTGGCGATAAGATGAATGCCGTTTACTCCAAGGCTCTTGCTCATGAAGATATGCACCAGACCATGTATGACGGGTGGAAGCACCCTTATATTCTCAGTGATAAGGGTAATAAGTACAAGCAGAATTTTTACAATAAAATTGTGAAGGATTTTCAATTCCTTGTGAAGGCGCGGCATAACCTGGTTCTTGTGGCTGTGCGTGAGGGCTTTGATGCCTGGGAGCTTGGCAAGGTGGACCTGCTCGCTGTTGAGAAGATTCACGATTAGCCCTAATAATTTTGCCCCCTCCGTTTATTCTCGGAGGGGGCTACCTCAAAGGAGTAGTAATGACACTTGGCCCATTCTTTACTGAGCGGGGCGCTGAGCGGTATTTAGGTATTGCCGCTTACACTCTTCGGCAGGTTGCCAGGAAGCATCCTTTGCCGGCCCCGGTGATTATCGTGGATGAGCGGCCCGCATGGACAGCAGGGCAGCTGCGCGATTGGTACGCCGCGCGGCCAGCTCACGGAGGCGACCGGAAATCTAAAGCATTCAAGGACAGGAAAGGACACTGATGTTCTACGAAATTCAGATATACACCAAGAGCAGCATTGGACGTATGACGGTAGTAGATCTACGCATCGACCGGCCCACTATCCCAGAGATTACACACTATATGCTAGAAGCCCTTGAGAAAAACTATGATTACCTCTACTTCCGTCTAGGCTTGAATCGCTACCTCCCCGATGTGCAGGTTTTCCAGCACATTCCGAATAATCGCCCAATCCCTGGTGATGATTCTATCCGCCAGGCAGCCCTTAAATTCTTTGCAGACAAACGTGAATCTTAGTGAGGAACAAACTAATGAACACTCAAATACCGACCATTGCGTGCATGACTCCCGCCGCTGATGTCACAGCAGTTGTAGCAGCACTGCCACCGCGTGAAGTCTTGCCTACTTCCAGCGCGTCAATGGATGACTGGCTACGGCGCGGCGTGTACATCACACCAGCTAGATAGTCATATACAAAAAGAAGCCCTGCCCCAGTCTCATAATTGAGGCTGGGGCAGGGCTTTACTCATCGCCTAGCGCATCCACATATCAATCAAGGACGCCCAGAACCAGAACGCGGGGCCGTAAATATTCATTACACCTCCTCAGGGGTAGTATCGTGGGGGGTGAAATCCCCGCCATTCAGCCCAGGATTCGGCGGAGCTGTCGCCTCAGAGGTGGAAGGCTGTGCGTATCGGGCCATTTCTTCCATCGCGGGCCGCTCAGACTCAGTGACGGTCTTCTGAGCGTCCTTTGCTGCACCCTCAGCGATAGCTTCCATGACCTCGTAAAAGTCCAGGCCAGCTAGTGCATCTGCAACGGAATTCTGCACAGCACCTTCAACGCGGGGCTTTTCACCACGGGTGTAGAATCCAGCGAAGAACACAGCCGCACCAGTGATGATAGTTGCGATTGCAGACTGCACATCGTTAGGGAGGGTAATACCCGCCTGGGATAGTGCAAAAGTCAGCACAGTCATTACAGCGCCGATTAGCAGCGCCGCGCTGGTTGCAGACTTAGTTACATTCCCAGGGTAACGCTTTTCCTTATTTTCCATTTCAGATGTTCTCCTTTTGAGAGTTGATAGTGTTTACGATGGTCGCTAGGGTGGCACTCATCTCTTCCAGCTGCGCCTTCATAGCGTAGAAGTCTCGGTTGAGGCGGCCACGATTTACCACGCCTTCCTCACCAGGCGTCCACAGGTCATAAACTGCTTCAGCACGGCGGGCCTGGCGCATCCACGATGCGGTCTCACCGTCCTTGTTGATTCCCTTACGCCCCGGCTGGCTGTAAGCAATGATGTAGTCTAGCTTTTGCTCGATACGGTTCAGCTGCTCAGCAGACATGTTCCCTCCATTCTCTTTGATTTCTTTCTTTATTTCTTGAGCAACGCCCTTGTACGCGAGCATTGCGCGGCGGGTCATTTCACCCTTATCCCAGCTCCCAGAACACTCAGTGGCGAACCAGTCACGATGCTCCGTGAGCGGCAGAATACGACCATGCATTTTCCAAATATCGGAAATACGCTCAGCGGCAGTATTCATATCCCCATCACTCATACGGGGATTTAGCTCTAGCGTGATACTCTGCGCGTTACCGCGTGAATTTCCGTTTGCCCACGCCGCGTTCGCGTGGTCTACAATGCAGCCAACCACGCCATCAGAGATGACCTCATGCGCGCTAGTTCCCACACTTGGGTTATCGCAGAAAAACCACATGACCTGTTCCCAAGTCTGTTGCCACTCAGGTTTACCCCACCAGTGCAATGTGACATTGGTTATGGTGCGGGGGAAGTCGAACACAGCTGGTACTTGGGCGCCCGGCGTGAAATTTCGAGCATCCCTATTCGTCACATAGTTGTACGCCATATCCTCTCCTTTCTTTCCTATACGCGAAGGGGTGTGAGCAAAACTCACACCCCTTCTTATTCTTACTTTGCTGCGGTCTCACCAGAAGGCGGAGAACGCGGCGGGATATTATCAACCGGGGCTGACCAAAGAAGCACCTCAATATACCGCGACAGCTCATCAGGAAGCGGCGGGGCCGGCGGTGGCCGGCGCGCCAAAATATGAGCATTCAAAAGGCTGATATGCGACGCGGCAATAGACAAAGCAAGCCTAGCCCTATCCTGAATGCTATATGCCTGAGCGCGCTCTTTCCGCGCCTCACTCTCAATGTTTCGCATATCAGCCTTCAGTGTCGCAATTTCATCCCTCAAAGCCGTTATCTGCGACTGCTGATAATCAATTTTCGACTTCTTACGCTGCGACCTCATCTCACCAAAACGGCCAAGCCACGCGAAAAAAGCCGTCACCGCGCCACCAATAGCCACCCCCAGCGCTGTCCACGCCTCAGGAGGCAAAACCATCATCCACCCCCTAGCGGTATTCCGGGCTAATAAATGGCTCCACGTTGGAGTTGAGTGGCGCGCGGCGGGGGTAGAAGTCCACTAGGGGGCGGCCCCAGTCACGCGGTGCCCATTCAGTGAGGTGCCAGGGGAAGTCCGATATGTCGAATGCCTTCAACGGCTCCTCAGGATTGAGGATTTTAGCAATTTCGCCATTCGCCGCCCACGGGTCAGCAGTCTTGCCAGTCGCAAGCATTTCAGGCACCCCAGAGTGGGTGTTGAATGCGTGCACGAAGGCATTGGTATCTGTCCCCACGATTCCGAAAATCTGAGCCGCGACAATCAATATCCGCGTCAGAGGATTGTAGGGCAGGCCCGTTAGCGGATTGCACATAGGGTCTACGTCCTTGCGCACCCGGCCCCATTGCCCGTGTGTGGGGCTATTGGGTGCCTCTGACGGGGGTGCTTTCGCGTCTGATGCTGCGGCGGGCCATGACGGGGTGCCGTGCAGGCGAATCACCCGGCCCTGAGCGTCATAGTCAGCTGATGTTGCGGCAACCGCGCCGAAAGTGAAAGCCAGGGCGTGGTTGATTTTACCCGCGCGCACCTCGTCAGGGTGAATAAATCCCAGGGAATTGTGCATACACGCTACCGCTGATTGTCCCGATTGGGTCTGCGCGGCGGGATTCGTGCGCGAAATGTCCCGGCCAGGGTCATTCACACTGAATCCGCCTACACTCGCCGTGTAGACCGGCTCACCATTAGGGCCTTTACGGTCAGGCAGCGGGCCGTGCACGTCAAAATATTCACGCCAAATGCCAGTGCCCAAATCGTAGAGGGACATGCCCCGGTCGCCATTCTGCGCGGGTAGCGCCCCGGTAGGGAGAGGTATCAGACCGCTAATGATTTTCTGCACAGCCACGGGGCCTTTAGACCCCTGCGGGGTGGGTGTAGCATCCCACCCCACGGTACTCATGCCGTCGCTCTTGCACTCCATCCAGGCGTATTCCGTGGCGGGGTGAGTGGAGTCCACCACATAGGCAGCGATAGGCTGTGTCCCATTGGCTGAGGTATTGAGCGCGGTCTTAGCGCCCCACCCGCCGCCTTTCTGGCCCTTTACCCACGCCGTACCCCACGGATCGGGTGAGTTTTTGTGCATCCACGCCGCCATGCCCGCACTATTCGGGTGCAGCGGCATTTCTGAAACGTCACGGGTAAATACGGTGTTCTGATAGATGGGGTTATCGGGGTGGAATGCGTCAGCCACCAGGGCCGGGTGATTCACATAGGATGAAGGTACCCAAGCCCCAGTGATACGCTCCTTCGCCTGCAGAGCGTATGCGCGCCCGTCCTTTAGCAGCTTACTAGGCAATGTCTACCCCCTCACCACGGCGCTTGTAAATACGGATGCCCTTGCATTCGGCGGTATTGAGGCGGAATCCGATCATACCTGTGACATTCTTACCCGCCTGGCCGTTGAATTTCGACCAATCCTGAGTAGCCTTACGGCCCTGCGGGTGCTGTGCCGTGCGCGGTGTGGTGACAGTATAAACATCATCCACAATATCAATCCTCCATGTGCCCGCGCGCTCAGCCTCAGGGATAGTGAGTACGTCTTTCGCGCCGTCTTTCGTGAAGCCCACCAGCTGATAGCCCGCATCAGCCATATACAGACCCGTCAATGCTCCAATCCAGAACTGCGCTGCTTGGCGCGGGTCTGATTTGCTAGGTACAAAATCAAATTCAAAAGACAGATTACGGGTCTGCGGAAACACCATAGTGATAGTGTCCCGATGCTGCTCTACATAGGTGCCGTGGTCTGATATTTTCCAGGATGCACGAGTGGAGGCGGTTTCATTACGCCCGCGCGCCCACCCGGCCCCAACCTGATAAAAGTGAGCTTCGCCATACCCACCAAAGGCATTATTCAGCTTCTCACCCTGACGCGGCTTATAATGCCCGTATTTGCTGTTATCATCCACGGATGACGTACCCGGCGCCGACGGAGTAAGCTCCTGACCTACAGGCCGCAGTGACGGATCGTCAGACACCCACAGCTCACGGCCCTCCACAGAGCCAATAGTGCTAATCCACTCATACTTACCTGTCGCCACATACCCATCAAGAGCGGTGGCGCTCACAGTGTATTTAGTGAATCCTTCACCGGGCACCTTGACTGGGCCGGGGCCTACCTTATTCCCGTCAAGCCAGTACTGTATGCCCACCTCCTCAGGGATAATCACCGTGCGAGTGGCAGGGTGAAAAGCGGGTCGCTTGGGGATGACAGGGATAGCGTCTTGCGGTTTCCCTTGCACCCAAATTGTGGGTAGCCCGTCCTTGGTAGGCTCAGGCTCAGTATCGCTCATCACAATGTGGTAACCGCGTGCTTTCGCTGCTTCCGCCTCAGACATGGGCGGGGCTGTCTCACCCGGCTCAGCTTCGATGACCCACTGAAGCTTAGCTTTTTTGTCCATTATTATTTCTCCTCAAAAAATCCAATGATATTCAAGATGTAGCGCCCCGGTGTGCGTATCCCATCAGTCTCAAACTGGTTCCCTTTGGCTTCAATCCAAACACCGCCCCCGCCGGGGGTAGACGATTGAACTTCCACGAGCGATACTGGCCTAGGCCCCGGCGTAGGAATCTCAAACATAGGCCCCGCAACCACTTTGCCCTGAGGTACCGTGAAATCCAGGTGCGTAATCCCAATCCCTGTGTTCGGGTCAAAGGTCATGAAATGACGTGCCGCCGCGTCGCCGCCGTCCTTCTTGACTACGGCCCCGCTACTACGCTTCCAGTCTAGAAGGTAGATGCGCACCGGCTTTCGCTCGCTCGCGCCCCCTCCAACAGGGCGGGCTTCAAGTGCTGCGATACGAGAAATTAGTGACGATAAATCAGTAGATGGCAAGGTTACCGTACCCCCATCAGGTGAGAGCGTAAGCTCGCTCCCAGCGATAGAAAGTTTTTGCGGCACCCCCACACCCGGCGCCCCAGGGTCACCCTTCGGGCCAGCAGGGCCAGCAGGGCCACGCTCACCTTGAGTACCCGGCGCCCCAGGGTCACCCTTCGGGCCAGCAGGGCCAGCAGGGCCACGCTCACCTTGAGTACCCGGCGCCCCAGGGTCACCCTTCGGGCCAGCAGGGCCAGCAGGGCCAGCAGGGCCAGCAGGGCCACGCTCACCTTGAGTACCCGGCGCCCCAGGGTCACCCTTCGGGCCAGCAGGGCCAGCAGGGCCAGCAGGGCCAGCAGGGCCACGCTCACCTTGAGTACCCGGCGCCCCAGGGTCACCCTTCGGGCCAGCAGGGCCAGCAGGGCCAGTGTCTCCTTTAGTGCTTGGTGCTGACCACTGAGGCGCGGGCGGAGCTGAGGCGATAGGCTTCTGCTCCGCCAGGTCGATGTCCTTGCCGGCCTCAACGGTGATGTACCCGCCAGGGAAAGGTACGCAACGCCCGGCCTCATCCGTCAGCTTAGGAGTCACCATGTACCCCCACTGCGCAGGCTCTACTCCTTCCTGAGGCGCGAGCAGTCGCACGCCCTCCACTCCACCCCGCGGTGCGTCGCGCAACACGCCCTCCACTAGGTATCCTATGCGCGGCGTGGGGCTATACACGGCGCCGCCGCCCACAGCCCGCGACGTGGGAGTGAAAATTATCTTCCCAGACGCGGGCACAGGCTTCCCATCCTTAGCCTGATGCGTATAAAACCTCGCCATCGCCGTCCCATAGCGCGGCTTCAAATCCTCAGTCATTCACTCCCTCAATTCCCACGAGCCGCGAGCGCTTTTTCTAGTGCTTCTATTCGTTTTTCTAGTTGTGCTGGGGCGGCTGGTCGTGTGGTGTATGTGTAGTTGTCTACTTGGATGTAGACGTTGTTTCCTTGTGGTGATTTTTCGGCGCGTACTGGGGTGGTGTATCCGGTGGCTTCGGCGGGGGGTGTGATGCCTATGGTTTTGCATGCGCTGATTTCGATGCCTTTGTACCAGGCTTCAACGTAGTAGCTCCATCGTGCGCCGGTGCCGCGGCCTCCGACTTTTTGTGAGATGCAGCTGGTTAGGATGGTGCCGTCTGTTCCGCCGTTTGCTATGTAGAAGTCTGCGGCGTCACCCTCACGGGCAGACCCGTGGACTGTGTCTTTGTAGGATGAGGATTCGGCGCGGCAGTTTGTGATTTGGTTTTGGCCCCAGTGGATGAGGTATCCGTGGCCCCCGTTTTCTTGGGCTAGGCATCCGGTGAGGATGCATTTTGTTGCTTTTAGGTAGTACCCGGCGCCGTCTTTCTGCATGGTGCGGTTTGTGGTTTGGGGTGCTCCTGCGTTGATGTCTCCGTTGGCGGGCGTGTTTTCTGGTTGGCCGTATATGGCTTGCCATGATGCGGCGCGGTGCGTGAACCAAACACGGCAATGGTTGAAGGTGCACTGTGACGTGTAGACTTCTAGGCCGGCGTATCCTGCTTGTGATTGATTAGCTCCGCCGATGTTGAGGCCGAAGAACTGGTTATCTGCGCCGCCTGCGCCGCCGGGTACTTTGGCTACGAGTTCGGGGTGGCCGTCTGGTTTTCCGACGATTAGTCCAGCTTGTAGGGTATTGCGGATTTTTAGGTTCCACACGTCCATTGCTTGGTCGTCGCGGCCTATGATGGCTGCGCCGGTTTCCATGTCCCAGATTTTGATGTTGTTGAGGGTTGGTACGGCGTCTGGTTCGGCGGGGCTGTCGCCTAGGTCTGTGTTCAGTAAGATGCCGCATAAGTTTGCGATGGCGGGCTGGTGGTTGCGCCCGGTTTTGTGTGCGCGAATCCATAGGTTGGATACGCCGAAGTGGATTAGGTCAGGGTCTTGTTCACGGGTTGCCCATGTGCCTGTGTGGAAGACTCCGGTTTTTTCGGCGATTGGCTTTGTGGTTGTGGCTATGATTTGGGTGCCGTCGCCTGAGCCGATGACCTGCACGAATCCTTTTAGCTTGATGAAGGGGTAGCTGACAAGGTATTTGCCGGCGGGAATGCGGACAGCGCCGCCGCCGGCTGCTGATGCTTTGTCGATGGCTTTCTGGATGGCGTCTGTTGAGTCTTTCTGGCCGGTGGGGTCAGCGCCGAAGTCTGGGCTGGTTACATACCACTCATGGCCGTGCTGGGCTGCTAGGGAGGCCAGCAGGCCGGTTCCGGTGAGGCGACCGGCCTCTAGGGTTGGGACGGTTATAGTCATTGTGGCTGCTCCTTATACGGTGATTGTCGCCGTGCCGTCGCTATTTTTTGTGACTGTCACGCTGGCGCCTGGCCCTGCTGGCCCTGCCGGCAGGGTCACGGTGTTACCTCCGGTGATGCTGAGCCGGTTCCCTTCGATGATCAGCTGCGGGGCTGGGCGCTGCTCTATGGTCTGCACGCGGGCTGATACCACGCCTATTTTCTGGTCTACGGGGTTTACCCGTGACTCGATTTCATCTACCACGCCTTGCAGGGGCTTCCCGTAGAGCTTGCTCTCTGTGCTCACGAGCGCCACGTTTAGCACGTCTGCCATTCTACTTATCTCCTATTTCCAGGGCGCCTGCCCCATCTCCACGGTCTGTTAGTTTGAGCAGCTTCAGTACCTCTTCGCGGGTCAGTTTCCCCTCATTGCCGGCGGGGCCGGCAGATGTGCCGCCTTGCCATGAATCCCTCGCAAAGTTCTCAGCGGTCACGACCTCACCAGATAGCGAGCGCATAGGCTGCGCGTCTGCGAGTATCACGTTTTGGCCGGCTGAGATGGTGAATGTTTTGACTGGCTGTGAGCCTGTTGGGACGCGGGTTGATTGGATGTATGCTACGGCTGCGTATTCGTAATCGCCAGGGAACGGGGCGTATACTCGGACGCCTTCTATAGTGCGGCGGGCGTCTGAGTATACTTTCCCGTCTGCTATCCATCCAATGACTTCTGATGGGCGGGGCACTGCTGTTGCTGCTGGGCCGGCGCCTGAGGGGATGAAGGCTATGGAGCCTACTAAATCTTTGTCTATTCCGGTTTGGGGTGCGATGTACCCGAATAGCTCATTCGCTGTGGCCATTGCTTTCTGTTTCCTCTGTGGTGGGGGTTGTGCTGTTGATGATGATTGTTGCGTCTAGTAGGGCGTCCCTGAGTTCGCTGTTTTCGCGGGTTAGGGCCTGGATTTTGATGCGCATTTGTTCTGGGGTTAGCTCCACCGTGTTCTCCTATTTGTTTCGGTTTAGGGGTATGACGAATAGGTCTACCCATACGTTGTCTTCGCCGCCGTCGGACACGTTGTTGATGTATACTTCGCACCCGGTTGCGGTTTTGTTTTTGACGGTTACGACCATTGGGCGGCTTGATACGGGCTGCGTGAGCACATATGCGATTTGCCCAATGTCGTTCCAGTTGCAGTTCACCCGGTGCCAGCCGCGGGCGGCGATATTGAAAGGGCCTAGCGCCATGTGGAAGAAGCTTTTCGTTTGTGAGAAGAATCCTTCTAGGCGCATGTTTGTGAGCACACGCAAGCTGTCGGAAATGTTGACGCCTCCGTTTACGTCGATGAACATTCCTCGCATCTCGTATTCGGGTGCCCCGCTGCCGCGCATGCCGATGTGCAAGGCGCCTTGGGGGTCCATCCTGATTACGCCGTTTGGGGCTTTCTGGTCTGCGTCTAGGGGCCTCATCTCAATGACTGATGCCATTGACCCGGTTACCCCACGGGCAGGGGTACTATACGCGGTCAGCCCGGCTTTATCTCGTGCTGCGGTTGAGAATGTCCCTGTGAAGTAGTTTTCCGTGCCGGCGGCGTCAATTTTCACGGTCTGGTCGCCGGCGCTGTTGAAAGCAGCGATGCCGCCGCTGTTTATTTTCACGCCGCGGCGGGGGTCGCGGGCTGTCTGCAACGCTCCTGAGGTGATTATCTGAGCCGCGATGTCTTCCACCCTGATACGCTTAGCAACCAGTTCAGGGGTCACGATACTTTCCACCACAGTTGCGCGCTGTAGAATCGTATCCTCGGTGACTACGAGACGCTTCAGCTCAGCAGACATGGCCCGCACCACCTGCGCTGCAAGCTGCTCAGTGACGTTCAATTGCCGCGCGTCTATAGTCCCTGGGACGATAAGCGAGCGCCCGTCAAAGACCGGGCCGGCCAGCGCCTTGTTCTTGATGCCGGCCACTGCCGCATCAGTTATTTTCTCAGGGGTAGTAGCAGCTTCTACGGCCTGGATGCGGGCCTCTGATTGTGAGAGTGCTTCTTCAGCTTTGGAGAGCGCGCTGCGGGCGCCTTCTACGACTTTCGATGCTTCAGCTATGCGCCGGTCGAAATTCCCTAGGGTATCTCCGTCCCAGCGGTACGTTTTCCCGTCGCTGCTGGTGTATATTGTGGCTTCATTCTGTGAGGCGATTTTCACGCCGTGCGGTGTTGATGCCGGGGTTTTTAGCCGCTCAATTAGGGTGCGCACGGTATCCTGTGGGCGGGTTGGGCGCTGGTCATCATACGCTACCATGTCGCCTCCTGGAAATCTATGGTCACTTCAGATTCTAGTGACCCGCTCATTTTGATAATCCGCATGTCGTGGGTGCCGTCTGGTATGCTCAGCCAGCCGCGGGTTGTCACTGCTGCCACATCACCCACGAAGAAATCCCCCAGTGGGGTTTTCCTGCTGTTCGCGGGGAACTTCAGGGTTACCTGGTCTATCATTTTCTGCCGGGCCGCCAGGGCACCCTCCGCTTTCTGGCGGAGCACAGCAACATTCGCCTGGTCAGCGTCGGACATGACCGCTTCCAGGTACGGGGCGCCCTGCACGATAGCGGTCAGGTCTTCAGCCCACGCTATCGCGGTGCCTTCCCCTTCGCCGGCCCCTGTGCACCAGACACGGTGCACGATGTTTTTCCCGCTGGATGCCACGGTAATATCTGCGATTTCCCCAGCGGCAGCTGTTGTATCAAAATCAGGCACCCACTCCTGGGCAATGAAAGGATACTGCTCAGTGCCGTGCACGAATACCCACTGGATAGCTGTGCGCCCTTCATTCGCCCAGGCCGGCCTAATCATAATGTCTGGGCCGTTGATGACGTTACTCAGCTCCGTCCACCGCTTAGCAATCAGGTTATTAGCCACGTTCCACGCATCATATGTGCGCTCACGGTCTCCTGAATCTGCCAGCGTGCCGTGCACTAGCGGGAATTGCCCACCTGGGCGGTCCATCCCATGCACAGCGAGCGCCCACGCGATTTCCCCCAGGGTGGTTTTCGTGAACCGCAGGTTTTTGTGGATTACGCGGTGCTCGAAGAAGTACCTTACGCCGGCGGCTTTTATTTCCAGGCTGTTAGCTTGCTCGTTCCCCCAGTCGTGGATAGGGCCGGCGATGATTGGGTACTCGATGCCGTCAGGGCCAGTATGGGTTAGGAGCACACCGCCGGTTGGGGGCTGCCAAAGGTAGGCCGGGATTCTGGCTAGGGATGGTTTGCGTACGGTGAGGCTCAGCTCTTCGGTTTTATTGAGCTGGATTTCCCATGATGCCGTTGATGCCTCTATGGGTGCCCCTACCTGCCCGGTGCGGACATCTAACCAGTACAGCGCGTACCCCATTGGCGGCCCCTCCCTCTCTTTTATTCCTTCGCGACGCCTACGTCAATGACGGCTATCTGGTCGCCGGCAAAGCCCCATTCGCCGCCGCCGAACACTTGCCACTTGTTGCCACTCATCTTCCGCTGAACGGTGTAGTGGATGCGGTGCAGGCCCGCCTTGACCGTCAAAATGCGCTGCGTGTCTTCAGTGTTGGCTATGTTGTCGATTGTCCGTTCACGACGGAACTGGAATTTATCATCTATGTATACCTTGTAGACGATTGACCCTCGTTCACCGTTCGGGCCGGCGCCGATTGTGGCCACCGTGGAAGACAGCAAAACGTTGATGTTTCGGTCAGTAGGTACGTAGAACTGGCCCGCGCCGCGGGTAAATACTCCGTCCGTTCGGGCCTCAGATTCAGTGTAATAGTTGTGATGCAGCACCCCGTAGGAGCCTCCCACAGGCCGCGCATACACAGGGTTACCCACCTCTGGGGCCGCACTAGTGGAGCGTGTGGAAGCCGTGATATTTCGCTTGGACAGCATCACGGCATTTGATGGGACACTGGCCCCAATCCCCACGGTCGCGTTGATGTTCCCATCTACCGCTGTGGTGTTTTGCTTCACATAAATGTATTCTTCTCGTGAACCTGTCGCTGGGGCCGGCTGTGTGCTCACAGTCTGAGCCTGCACAGGCACACGTACCGCCCGGCCTTCCGCCAGGTGCACCACGACCGCGCCAGATGAGATTTTCCAGGCCATCGTGGATGTCCCGGTCACTTCACACCCTGAGATGATGCCAGCCTCCGGGTATTCCGCTGCGGTGATAATCTGAATATCTTCCGGGGTTGTCCCGTTCCCGGCAGCATCATTCGGGATACCAAATCCTGTCGCCAATTTTTCTCCTAAATATAGGTGTCCTTGAAATGGACATCCACCCATCCTGTGGACGGCGCGAGCGCTTCCACCTCAACAGTGAATCCTGCATGAGGGGGTGCCTTGTGCCATTCGCGGCGGGTTAATTGATATGTGTGGTCCATACCAGCGATGAGAACCTGCCCGGTGGCACAGTCGATTTCCACGTTCGCTGTGGGGTGCACCGGGTAGGGGTACTCTATGATGTTCCCGCTGGCTGTGAGCCTGAATCCTGACGCCCACTCACCCTGCACAACGTATTTCGGGTAAGCGTTCGCGTTGCCTTCGTGCGCTATGGCCGCGCCTTGGGGGGCTTGCTCGCCGTAGGATAGGACGCCAGCTGGCTTCGGCGCGAAAAGCGGGTATTTCAAGCCGGTTCCCGCGCCTGCTGGGAATATCTGGTATATCCGCGGCTCAGCGTAAAGCCACGGCTCAGGTGCCACAAGGGGAATCTCCACATTGAAGGCCCGCATACCAGACTCATAGGTGTGCTTGATTTCCCCGTCCAGGCGGACACGAGTATGCAGCTCTAGCCCGTAGATGCTGACCGTCAGAGTCCCTAGCTTCCCGTCAAAGAGGATGCCACTGACAAAGCGGTCAGCAATGGAGCGGGTACGGTCTGAATCAAACTCGAAATACCCGCCCAAGGTTATAGTGCGGCCCGTGCGCAGCGCCGGGTTTGACATCATGCCATGCCCCAGCTTCCGCTGCACGTCGTTAGCTTCAACACCGACCCCACCGAACCAACCGTTCAGCCCAGTGAGCCAAAGCTCAGCATCAGACGGCAGCTCACCAGTGGACAGGATGACCTCTCCATGCGCACCAGTGAGCCGCGCGAATTTCGTCACGTACCCGTCATCAGCCAAAGCTCACACCTCCTGACGCCAGAGCGTGCGCGAGCGATTCACCCACACGACGCCCAAACCGGTCAGGCGACATTTCTTCCTGACCCACAACATTCACTGTCAAGCTCCCCCCGCCAGCGAGCGCTGTACGGTTATGCGGGCCGCGCAGGTCGCGTGCTGCTGTTGCCGTGTATGCTTTCGCGGCTGGGATGCTCGGTGACGCCGGGGGGGCCACTAGCTTTGCCATGCTTGACTGCACCTTGGTTTCCATGTCTCCCACGCCAAGGATGAAGCCTTGGCCGGTGTAGATGCCGATTTGGCGGAACACCCGTGAGGGGGAGTGGATTCCTAGGATTGATTTTGCTTTGCCGATAGCGTCGTTCACGGGGCCGGCTACTGCGTTGATGAGGTTGCCGGCCATCTGTTTCACGCCGTCTATCATGCCTTGAATGAGGTTGCGGCCAGCATTGACCATTTCACCGAACCAAGAGCTAACTTTCCCGATGATTTCTGACCCCATGCGCCCTACGACGCCTAGGATTTCGTTAACCTTGCCGCTGATGGCGCTGACAATGCTGTTCCAGACCGACTGCACCACACTCATACACTGATTCAGGTAGTTCCGAATAGTGCTGACGATGCTGTTCCAGACCGACTGCACCACACTCATACACTGATTCAGGTAGTTCCGAATAGTGCTGACGATGCTGTTCCAGATGCTCATGACGAATGAGCTTATGTTGTTTAGGACGCTGCTGATGAACGAGCTAATGCCGTTCCAGACCGACTGCACCACACTCATACACTGATTCAGGTAGTTCTGCACAGTGCTGACGATGCTTCCCCATACGCTCGATATGACCTGCATGGCGATGTTCATTGCGGTACGAATGAAGCTCACCATGTTTTCCCAGGAGTCACGCACATAGTTCACTATCATTGTGATGAATGACATCACGCCCTGATACACCTGGTTCCAGATGTCACTGACTATCTGGATGATGGGGGATAGGAATGTTGTGACGCTCGTGAGGATGTTGTTCCAGGCGGTGGTCACGAAATTGACAATGTTATTCCAAACTGATGTCCAGAATTCTATGACTGGTGTCATGACTGCCTGGATACCCTCAAAGAGTAGGATTCCCACGGCTAGGACTGCGACCGCGATAGCCTGCCCTACGCCGGTTACGATTTCGACCATCCTGTTCCAGGAGTCCGTGAAATACTGCACAATTGGCGTGAAGAAGTTTGTTACACCTTCCACGATGGCCTGCCATACGGCCTGAGCGGCGGTGAATATCAAGTTCCACCCGTCAGTCCACATCTGGGAAAGTACCTGAATTCCTGTGGTTAAGGCCTGACCTATCTGTGTAAACAGGTCAGTGAACCCTGAGACTAACCCGTTCCACCACTCGGTGAATCCACTCCCCAGGTCACTCAACCATCCCATAAATCCTTCCCAGATGGCTTGCACGGCCTGGATGGACTCATTCATTCGAGTGTCAAAATCTGGTAGCCCTAATACCTCAGCGAGACGGTTGTAAATCTGCTTGACCTGGTTGAAGAGGCCCGTGAAGATGCCTACAACAGCATCCACGACGCCTTTCACGACATCCTGGCAGCCCTGCCACGCTTTATTCCAGTCTCCGGTGATCACGCCCGCCACGATTTCGACAACGCCCTTTACGACCTCAGCAACACCCTTTAGAGCATCCATCAGGCCACGGATAACAGGCATTGCCGTGTCGATAGCGAGCTTCAGCACCTCACCTAGCACCTGGAACACAGGCGCCAGCTCTTCAATTACAGGCTTCAAGCCCTCACCCAAAGCCTGGATGAGCGGCTGCACAGCTTCCAGCACGACCTGCAACAGCGGAGCGACCACCTGAAGCGCAGCGCCAAGTAGCGGCCCAATCACGGACGCTAAAGTGCCTATCGTAGACCCCAGCTCACCAAGAGCAGGCCCCACAGCAGGGATACCCTGCGCCAGGCCCTCCACGCCCTTCTTTATCCCGTCGAACATCTCTCGGATACCCTGAGATACCGCAGGATTAGAAACGACCCTAGAAAGAGCGTCAGCGAGCGTACCGACTGCTGAGCCGGCGGCCTCCATTGCGCCCCCCAGGGCCGGGGCAACATCCCCCAGCGACTTCATCAGGTTCCCGATGCCCGGCGTCAGGTTGTCCACGGCACGGCGGGCTGACTCGAAGACCGCTATCAGCGCGGCCTGCCCAGCATCAGAGTTCAGGGCCTCTTTGACCCTGCCCAGCACCTCAGCCAGGGTATGCAGCGGGGCGCCGCCGGCAGCTGTAGCTGCACCTGCTACGGCACCGATAATCCCTGCCAGGTTCCCCAGCACACCGCCCAGGTCACGGCAGGTCTGGAAAGCTACCTGCATGGCCTGTTCAAAAGACCCGTCGATAGCCCACTCATGGAAAGCCTCTGAGAACTGGTTAAACCCATCCGCCAGCAGCGGCAGGTATTGAGCGCCGGTCTGAGACATGCTGATAATCGCTGCGATGAAATCGCCAATACCCTCACCAGCAATATTTACGGCGTCCGCGACCTGCTGGAAGATAAACCCCAGGGCCGGGGCGGAAGCCTGCATAGATGACGATATAGACCGTGCCCAGTCCGTGAATTGCAGGGAGATTTCTCCCAGCCCAGCCTTCAGAGTAGGCATCAGGTTATAGACCATTTCACGGATTGGCTGTGCCGCCGTATTCCAGAAATTCCCCGTGATAGTGTTCTTCAAATCCGCGAATGCAGGCCCCAAATCCGCCAAGCGGTTCTTCGCATCAGAGAGCACCGTAATCAGAACACCCAAACCAGATGCCGCGCCCAAAAAAAGACCCGGTATCGCCAGAGCCGCCGGGCCAATAGAGAAAAGCGCAGACCCCACAGAAAATAGCGACTGAGCCGATGTCAAAGCAACAGCAGAAAGCGAACCCATCGCCAGACCCACACCCGCTATCTTCGGCACCATCGTGTCCAGATTCGTCAAGAACCCCTTCACAGATGAACCGAAATTCTGAAGCACCCGCCCACCAGACAACGCCGCGAGCGCTGTTGTTACTGAAGCGAGCGCACTCGTGTTCAGCACCGGTGTTATGTTCACGGTGCGGGGGCGGGCTAGGGCTGCTAGGCGGGCTGATGCTAGTCCAGTGTCCGCGTCAGCGTTCACGGTGGCTTTGCGCCCGTCAGAGAGGTTGTCCAGGTCTCGCTTTGCTTTTCCTGTGTCCGCGTCAGCGTTCACGGTGGCTTTGCGTGGCCGTATGAGTTCCATGAGTGCGCGGGCTGCTTTCGCCACATCCGCATCTGCCACTATTTCCGCTTTTTTGCCTGTGGTGAGGCGTTCCAGCTGGCGAACGGCTTTCGCCACATCCGCGTCTACATTCACGGTTGCTGTTGCGGTCAGCCGCTCTAGCTGGGCTTTGATTTTCGCGAGTTCTTCGCGGTCTATGGTGGGGATGATGCGAACCATACCGCGGGTGTTTTTCTCGATGCGTTCCAGAGCGACCTTCAGGTTCTCCCTGAACTGGCTCGTGTCTGGGAACACTTTGATACTTATTTTCCCTAGCGCCATGCCGCGCCCCCCCCTATTTAGTTTGAGATTGAGTTGAAAAATGCTGCTAGGTCTGATGCTGTCGCGTTCTCTTGGGTTGGTTTCTTCTGCTGCTTTGGCTGTGGCGGGGTTATCCGCTCTTCTGCCGTGAGCTTTTTACCCTTTATCTGAGTGTTCGCGGCGTTCACGAGTGCGGCTGTGAGGTATTCGTTTACTCCCCACCCGAATAGGTCAGGGTTTCCTAGCAGCTCGGCACGGAATGTCGATGTGGGGTCTTGCTTTAAGCGCTCCACCAAAGCGTATGCTCGGCGTACCTGCCTGCTAGTCGCCAGCTCTTCTACTTTTATCCCAAGCATGAAAAGCTCGGCGTCTAGAGACGGGTACATGTCGCATGTGCGGTGAAGCGCTTCTATTCCCCCAACAATGCCAAGTATGAGAAGACAAGGACGAATGCGCGGTTCATTCCGCCTTCGCCACACGTGAATTCCTCAAATTCTGCCGTGTCTACTGCGAACCTCTCGCCCACGTAATCAATCATGTCTGCGAGCGCGTCGAAATCAATTTTTTCTAGTGCTTCGGCGGGGTTGTCCAGGTCGATGTTTTGCATGCCGCCTAGTGAGTCTGAGAGTTTCGCGGCGCGGGCTAGGAGGCGTGCCTGGTCTGATCCTTTGATGCTGCCGGCAGGGCGGAGCAATTCGTGGCCGGGTACTTCCTCGAAGTTTACTTTCTCGGTGGTTTCTTGGGCAGCTTTTTTGTTAGCCATTGGTGTTTTCTCCTTCAGGGGTTTTGGTTCCCCGCCGGCAGGTGTTTGCCGGCGGGGTTTATTGGTTTAGTCCAGTTGGGGTTTACCCGCCGGGTACGCCGGCGGCTGCGGGCTTCTTGTACTCGCGCGGCTCCCAAATCTCGAAAAGCTTGTTGTCCTTATCGGGTAGGGCCGCAATCTTCACGGGGATTTCCGCGAATTCATCCACGCCAAAGGTGGGGATGGTGCCGGCCAGCGTGGTTTTGTAGAACCCGAAGGCGTCTAGCAGCGTCCCATCCTCAGTGATGATGAGGAATTTCTTTGTCGATTCCAAAACCTTGTTTTCAGCAGTGTATGACTTCGTGTCTTCGTTCCACTTGCCGGCAGGGAATGCCAGCTCAAAAGTCTCACGAGAGAAGTTCACGCTGTTTACGGTGCCGGTGATTTCGCGGTCGGTACGCTTCGACTTCGCCTTTTTCCGGTCAAAGGTATCCTTGAATTCGACTTCGCCGCCTTCCACGTCAAATTCAATGACGTTTTCAGCCGAGGTGTCACCAATCCAGGTGAACTGGCCGTAAGTCGTTGGGTCGCCGAACTTGAAATTCTCAATGGTCGGCCAGGGCGTGTCCAGAGGCGCAACCAGCACGTGCCCTGCCCCGGTGATGAATAGCTTGGAGTCTTCAATCTTTAAGGCCAAGACTATCCCCTTTCTTATTTGCCGCGGCGCGCGGTTACCCTACACGCCGCTGAATACTGATCAATGTTTGCCCCGCTGACCTGCGTGAGTGCCACTGATATAGGCTCTTGGGTCAGGGTCACCCGGTTTATCCACCCGGCACCCGGTTCCGGTTCAGCTCCCACACCGGCCATGAGCGCCGCAAGGGCCGCATCGCAGGCGTCATGCGCATCTACACGAGAAACAGCGAGCGCGGTTAGTGTCACGTCCGCCGTGGTTCCCCGGCCAGGCCGGGGGGCGTTTGCCACACTGGACTGTCCCACCAGCTCGTACACAATCGCGGGGAGCCGGCGGGGGTCTAGCGTGTCCGTGAGCGTTCCCTGGTTGACGTTCTCGAATCTCTCTGAGAGCGCCTGGTAAATCAGGGCCGCGATGTCTATAGTCACCACTAGTCAAGCTTCCTTTTCGTCTTAGCGAATGTATGAGCGCCTGGCACATACTTCCCTGCTGGCGTTAGGTGCCCGTACTCGATGGACAGCGCGGCCGGGTCGTTAGAGTAGATAACCTGGTCGCTAACCCCTTGGGGGGTCACGGTTGTTTGCCTCTTGATAGAGCTTTTGAACTGCCCGTGCCGGTACGGTGCGAGCGCTTTCGCGGTTTTCTCTACCTTCGCGGCTAGGGAATCAAATTCAGGGTCTTCAGAGGCAATAATCGCTGCTTCTAGCTCAACTGCTTTATAGACCTCAGCCACTATTTCACCTCCGAATCGTAGGAGACAGCTACTATTTTTGTGTGCCCGGTTGTGCCTGACATCCTGGACATTAGAGGCTCCCCGCGCTGCTCAAAGCTTTTGCCATCGATGACGATTCGCGAGTACGGGCCGCCCTCCCAAGGGATGCCGCCGTGCTCGCTGGCCCAGTACTTGATGCGGTACGCGGTTACTGTGGTTGAACCGCTCAGCGCTAGGGCTTCCTCAGCGCTGAGCGGCTGCACATTACATTGGTATGTGATAGGTGTGTCGCTGAGCTGATAGACTGTTTCGCCGTACTTATCGCGGGTTTTCTTCCGCTGGTACACCTGCACGGTGTGCCTGCCTTTTCGTATCTCACTCATGGCCTGCACACCTCTAATCGCCTATATCCGTTGAGAAGAAGTCAGGTGCCCCGAACTGGTACTGAAATGCAAGGTCAGGGCGGGCGGTACCGTAGCGTGAAGCCGCGTAAGCGTCGTATTCTTGCGCTACCGTTCGTAGCCCCCCAACCCCTAGGTCTTCCCAATCCTCAGGGAGGATGTCTAGCAGACCTGAAGCGACCTTGAAGTTCAGCTGGTACGAGTACCCGTCTTCTGCTTCTGAGCTGTAGATTCCCGCGTTGTCCGCTCGGAGCACGCGGGCCACAGCTTCCGCTTCGACCTGCACGAGAGCGTCGAAAAACACGGGGTCAGCGACGCGCTCATCAAGGTCTCGTATGCGGATTCTTACCTTCGTCTCTGCGCGGTCAAGGAGAGCGTCTATCCACTTCTCTTCATCGCCCCTGAAATCACGGCGCAGGCTCACCATAACGTCCGCTTTGGTTGCTACGGCCACAGGCGCCACCTCCTAGGCTTATTCGCCCTTCTTCGACTTACCAGACTTCCCAGAATCATCAGAGTCAGCCGGGTCAGCCGGGTCAGCCGGGTCAGCCGGGTCAGCCGGGTCAGCCGGGTCAGCCGGGTCA